TTCATCGTGGTTAACTTCAATAACATCATATTCGCTATCTATAGGATTATTTGTGATAGCAAAGACTTCACCGTGTGTCTTTTCAAAATACACATAGCTTATGTCTCCTTGTGCTATTAAACTATTTAATTTTGCTATTGCATTAACTAAATTAGACATAAGTTATCTCCCTGTATTTGTTAAATACTTTTTCAACAAAGTCTTTTTCAGTATAATGCAATATACCATTTTGTATAAAATTTCCTAATTTTAAATTACAATTATCATCTAAATATACGCCTAATTTATCTTGCCATCTGTCTGGCAAATTATTCCAACCTTGTATCATTGGTTTTAAATGTGTAAATGTAAGAATATTATTTTTCTTATTTGTAACTTCTTCTTCTATGTTAAGTATTTTTATTGCAATAGCTGCTGCGACATCTATACTTAAATGTCCGGGTGTTTGATTAGGTAGAAATTCTTTCCAAAAATCTTTCCAATTCTTACAAATAATTTCTAGTAAATTGTAAAAGTTTTTTGCTAAGTCTGATCGTTTAAAATAATGTACACCGACATACGTGTTAGGCAGATAATTTTCAGTAAATGTCTTTCGATAAAAGTCATTTTCAATTATGTTATTATTAAATGTCCTTACTTCAGATGTAAAAAATAAATCCGAATCAGCTAACATATTCCATGTACTAGTAAGATCATTAAAAACCATCATATCAGTGTCCATTACAATTGTTTCATCGTATGGACTACAATGATAAATTTTCCATCTATTTTCAACTTTCCAAATAGTTGTTTCAGCATCATCACCAAATGGAATAGGAATAATTTTGTCAAACAATATTTCATAATCTGCAGGAACTTTATCGTCAGTGATAATTGATATTTTTTCATTAGGACTATTTTTATTTAAAGACAGAGCTAACAACACAGCCTGTTTAATATAATCTACTTGTAGTACAGGATTAACTGTATATAAATTATTATAATAACACACTAAGTTACCTGGACGTGGGTTTTCAAATACTAAACTTTTATTACTATCTGCATATAATTTAACTTCTTGATCAATAATAGGCTCATAATCATCTTCAGTAAAATCACTGTTTGCTGGTACATCAACTAAAGCACGCCACACTTTATTATTGTACCAAACATGCTGACCTGCTAAATGCAAAACCTGCTTGTACCAAATATCGATATTAACTCCTTCAAATTGGGGAGTCAGTGTATATAATTCTGTTTCATCTTCTTTACGCACTTCGTAAACATTATTATTAGATAGTACAATATTATTCTTTTTACATAGATGATGTACAACAAGATCGTTTTCATCGTAGTGTATATAAACTTCAGGTATTACTAATTTTACATCATCATAATTAAAAGTTTTAGACTGTAAACAAGTATTAACAAATCTAAAGACTTTATTATCGTACCAAACATGCTGACCAGATATATAGTCAAGCTCTGGATACCATATATCTACATGAATACCCCTGTATTGCTCTTCAAGGAAATGATTTGGTATTTGTCTCGATACTCTTTCATAACTATTTTGTGCTAAAACTACTATACCCCTATTGCTCATTAATCACTCTTTCTAGACTAAATTTATTCATTACATGAACATTTTTTCCTTTAGTACTTAATGCTAAATATTCTCCTAAATATTTTGGACGTTCGATTAAAAATTGCATATAATCATCGTCAATTTCTAAACATATATCCTTATCAATTGTGTAATAATGTGTACCTGGTAATTCTTGTACACAACTGTCGAGACCATCAAAACCATTAAGAATATGTGCTGCAATACTAAATGCAAAATCATTTCTAAACAACGGAGAATCAATTTGATAGACTCGTCTGTAATGAGACCAATTATCTTGTATGTGTGCAATTAAATCAAAGAATATTTTATTTGATTCAGTCTTTGTAAAATATACTACAGTTGCCCAATAGAAATCAACACCACACTCACTTATGTACTTAAACTCTGCTTCACTACGTGTGCCAGATAAATCCTTTGCATTTTTAAACATCATTAAATCATATTGACTATCAAAGCAAGATTTAAATAAATCATTAGAAATAATATAGTCTGTATCTAATAATAATGTATTGTCGTATGGAGATAGATCATATGCTTGTGCTCTGCCTGCATTCTTGAAGGGAAGTTTTTTATGTGTTAGTGTGCCGTCAAAGTAAAATCTATTATTCTGGACAACTTCCCACGCTGTAGGAATGATCTTATCAAATATTCCTCTATCAAAATTTTCTACTAGATAGTCTGGAGAGTCAGTAACTATACTAGTAGGAATATTTAAATATTTCTGTATGCGTTTTGCTAAAAACTGTGCTTGATTTACATAATCGAGCGATCCATTATTTCTTGCAAATAGTAATGCGCCATTAGTCATTTTCTATTAATTTTTCTACCGAACGTTTTTTACCTAGTGCTACATAACTGTTGTGATAGTCGTTAGAAGCTTCAAAGTAAATATCTAAAATATCTTCTGAAAACTTAGCTAAGTCTGGTATCATTACTGGACGATCATTATCATCAGTCAAAACAACATCAGTATCTGCACCTTGCTTTACTAGTAAGTCTATAAATGTAATTAATTCTCTTGTAATAGTAAACTGAGAACCTTCAGTAAAATATATTAAACTTTCTTTAAACTTTTCTTGAAGAATACGTTTTTGATTATTAATCGTAACCATATACTTGCTAAAGTCAAGAGCCTTTTCTAATCTTTCGTCCATACTACCTCCTGTTAGTGTTAAGTATAACACAGATTGTTTAGTAAGTCAATATGAATGTACTTATTATTACAGGTTACTTGTAGAGTTGTAAGTTGGTGCTGCTACGCTTACAGTGGTAACTGTGCTAGACCCTATTACCATTGTGCCGTTTGCTCGTAGTACAGACGGTTGTACTGTTAACGTACCTTGAACGTCTTCATCGACATCAGTACCTTGTCCGTCAACACCGCCTGTGTTAACATCGTCAAACACTACATTAAATCTAATTCTAGAAGTGTTATCTTCTTTTGCCTGGATATAAAAGATATTACCTGTATACGTTGATGCTGTTTTTTGCCATATAGTTTGATAAGAAGAAGTAAGATCATAGTTACCGATACTTGAAGCAGTGCCATAACCTGTGCTGTGTATAGTACTTGTATAACCAAATTCAACGTGTCCAGTTCCGATTATACCCGACCATTCTACACCTTTTGTAGAGTTATCGCCTGTTTGTGTAGAATCTATTTTCACTCTACTACCTGCATTAAAAAATTCTCTACGTGCAGCAGCATCTGCAAATGTTACTGTAAATTCATGATTTACAGCGCCATTCCAAGGAGTTGTTCTGCTATTACTTGAATATGAAGTTTCAGAACGTTGACTAGTATGTAGATCAAATCTATTGTTTTCGCAATCGGTCATTAAACCTTCGAGATAGGTTATATGGCTTTCTTCGATTTTATCAGTACTAGTTGTGTTTGTAACGTAATCGCCTGTTACATAAGGACTTTGAATTGTTCCGAAAGCAGTTGTTCCAATTTGATGAACTCTTGCTCTTACAATATCGCTATAAATATCTAAATATTGCTGTTCACTAATTAAGTCACCGCTAGATGTTGCTGCTACTGTTGTAGAATCAATACTGTTTCCGTAACCGTATGTTTCGTTAGCACCTGCAGAAGAATCACCCATTACTGATAATATTCGAGTACGTAGATTATTATATCGTGTTGCTGTAATAAAGGTAGGCATTAGAACTCCTGTCAAAACTATATTATAGTATATATAGTTTATTTACTTTACAAGGTCGTTATGTTTTGATAAATTGGTGCAGGGACCTCGATATAAAAATCAATTAAATCATCACCAGTTAGTGTGCTTTTTGCTCTTAAATGATTTACACTGCTCTTTAAAGTTCCGTCAATTAAATCGTCTTCTGCGCCGGATTCTAAATCATCAAATACAATTTTAAACTGTATTTCTGAATCAGATATTTCCTTTGCATACATTTCCATTAAATTTTGGTTATACGTAGGATATATTCCACCATTGCTTATTTTAGTATAAATTAATTGGTACGAAGTTGTTAAATCATAGTTGCCAATTGCAGAGGGTGTGCCTTGGTCAGTTGTGCTAGTATCACTATGGTTAAACTTAACTATACCTGCTCGTTGTAATAGAACACTCCAGTCATTGCCTTTAGGAGTTGCATAACCTAAATTAGATGTTTCTATCCTAAGCTCACCACCGCTATTGAAAAAATGTCTACGATGACCAGAATTATTAAAAGAAACTTTTACTTCGTGTATAAGTTGTCCATTCCATTGTGAAGTTCTAGTGGACGAAGTACCTAATTCAACTACCGACTGCGTCGAATCGACTAAAAATTTATCAGTTTCAATTCTATCCATCATTCTTTCTAGATCAGCAATACCCTTAAATTCAGCATCAGCACCTGGGGAGCTTGATTCTTCGCCTACGATATCAACTCCGGCTATAAATTCAAGATTTTTTACTTGATCAGTTATTTCAGCATTTACTAAACCAATTTGATGTAATCTTGCTCTTATTAAATCTTTATATAAGTTATTAAAAGATTGTGCAGTAATATTAACTTGCATATTACCGCCAGGAGTGTTTGTTACTTCCTCACTACTTATAGCGCCGCCATAACCTGAAGCTCCTTGCCCATATCCGGTTTGTCCGGCACCAGTTCCTAAAACTGCTGCTATTCTGTTTTGCAATAAGTTAAACCTTGATGCTGTAATTAAATCTCCGACGGCCATTTATTTTTCCTTTATACCTTAAGAACACATTCTACTAATTTTTCGCCCTCGTCGTTATTTGTTTCTAGTGCTATGCCTACTAATGCTGTTGAGGCAATAGTTGTGCATACACCTTCTGCCCAAGCATACACTGCCATACCTTTTGAAACTGGACCTTTTACTCTTACTGGTAAACGTCCTTTAAGTCCGATATATTGCCCTTCAGCTTCGCTATTCATCATATATGCAGGATCTGTTGATACAACACCGATACAAAATGAACTTGCACTTGCTGGTTCTACTTCATGATCTAGATGTCCGCATACTGCAACTGCTGTACCTGCTGGTAATTCTTCAGCAGTGGTATATTTCTCTGCAAGGTCAGCAAATTGTGCTTGTGTTGCAGTACCATGGAATACATTTGCTGTTAAATCACCGCTTGCATCTCTAGCTGCGATAGTATTTCCGCCAGCTGCTATAGATGCTGTTTGAAAACCAGCTGCGCCAGCAGCAGGGTCATTTACTTTAAGATTAGTTGCTTTATCAGCTTCGCCTCTAAAGTTTGTAGCATATACTTCTGCCCACTGTAATGTACTTGATCCTAGATCAGTTACATTATCCAATACAGGAACTAATCCTGGATGTGTAATTTTTGCTACATCAGTTAGTGTACCTGAAGCGTTTGTTGTTTTAAAAATTATTTCACTGTTACTACCATTATTGTTTGATAATATACCTGCGCCGCTTTGTGTAGATAGACCAAAGATACCATCTATAGTTGCACTAGGTGCAGATATTCCTGAACTAAAATTAGCAGATGCAGTTAATGCATACGCACTTGCTGCTACGCCGCCTAACATAGCTGCGTTTGATGCTGTACCGTGGTAAACATAATCATTTCCGACTACATTAGTACTGTTAGTTACACCATTATCAGCAGTTAATGTATGCTTTAGTGTTGTACCTTTTTTAATTCTGTCAAATCCTGCTATAGGATTAATTGACCCTAAGTCAAATTCGTCATTGCTTATAATAAATGAAGTTTGATCATTAATTACAGCTTTAATAATAGTTTTAGATGCACCTAAAGTATCAACTACTTGTTCACTTACCATGTTAGTAATACCCGAACCAGCAGACTGAGGACCAACTAGGGTATATTGATTATCTCCTGCTGTGCCGTTATGCACATATAACTGGTTGTTTACTTCATCCCACCAAAAATCACCTTTAACAAGTGTACTAGGTGCGCTTGATGCTATCTCAGAGCCGCCTGTTGACTTCCAATACCCAATCCCTGGCAATGCACCAGGAGTAGCAACAAAATATTTTAGTTTACTATTTGTAGAATCGTACCATAGCTGCCCTCTAATTGCTCTAGTTGGTGCGTTTCCGCCTGCAAAGTTTTCTAACAAGAACAATAAGTTCTCGTTTTGGATCTCTCCGTACCCTGCGTAGTTTTTACCAATAAATTTGATATTGGTTGTTTGATCTATAGTTCCATCTTCTACTGTTGTTAACAGTGAATTGTCGAATCTATCAATTTGATAAGCCATATTCTGTACCCCTAAATGCTATTATTATTTATCGTATCTTTATAAACTTTCAAGACCTATGTTTACCCATTCAATTGTTGTAATGTTAGTAACAGGATCAGTATTTGCCTGCACTTCATAAGTTAAAAGTTGTCTGTTCGGATTTGTGAATTCGATGTTGTTAAACGCAATATCTCGAACCACTGGTTGATTTTCTGTACCATTTTTGTCAACAGCAACCGTTGAAATATTCTTTGCTGTTTCAATATTAATTGTAACACTACTATAACTAGTTGTGTGTATTCTTGCTATTTTACCGACGTTAACAGATTCAACTGGAAACAGCCCTGCTAGGTAAGAAGCAACAATTTCTAGATATGCTAAGTTAGTATCGATTCCAGTAACGTCTAATGACATAGCTAATGGCTGTGTCAATGTCGTATTATCAACATACACTTTATTAGCAGCATCGCCCGGATTCTGTGGTGTAGCAATACCACTTATTCTAGCAACAGGGTTAATTTGTATCGAGCCGCCTGTAGTAAATGTAACGTTACCTGTAGCTTGTAAATTTAAATTACCAGTTGCTAAAACAGTGTTACCGTCTATATTAATGTTATCTACATCTAGATATACTAATGTACCTAGTCTAACTAAATCATCTGCAAAGTTAATATTTTGTAAACTATTTTCTGTTAGTTTGATACTACCGTTAATTTTATAACTTAACGATTCGTCCGTTAGGTTCATATCTTTATTTGCTTCCCAAGCATTAGAATCATATTCCCATAAGAACGTTTTATCGCCTTGTGTAGATCTAACAATAATACCACCGCCGTCTGCAAATAAATCGTCTTGTGCTGTACCGTCAGCAGTAACAGCAAGTTTAATTGATTTATCCAAAACTTGCAAGGTTGTAACTTCAACGCTTAACTGTTCACCTTCAACAACCAAGTTGCCTGTTATTCGTGTATCACCTTCAACGTCTAATGTATATAACGGAAGTCGGTCAATATTCATTATACCGACTCTACCTTCACTAGCATCAATGTATACAGCGTTAGTTAAGTTACCTAGGTTAGCACCAGACACAACTCTTAAAGCAAGGTCACTGTTTGAAATAGGATTTTCAATAAAGAAATTAGCACCCTGTGGACGCATACTCATAATTGTATTAGTAGTATTTGAAAATATCAAACCGTTTGTGTTTCTTATTTCTAATCTACCAGTTGTTAAACTATCAATATCAGATCTAATAAACTGATCAGCATTAAGTAATTGTCCGTCAGTTGTTGCTAAGTTTGAAGTACTTTCAGCAATACCTATAAATTTAAAATTTACTTTATCGTATACGTTAAAGCCTTTGAATATAATACCGTTAGGGTTACTTGCTGATACTAGTGCCGGAATTCTAGCAACTACAGCAGGAGTAAATTCAGTATTACTAAATAATCCAGTTTCTTCGTTATTAATATATAGTTTAGCAACTGTAATCTCAACTTCTGTAATACTTTTAATAGTTTCAACAAAGAAACCTGTTTTACCTTGGTTTTTAGTAAAGCTCGGTCCAATTAATAATGGATCGCCGCCGCCGTCAAAAAAGTATAATTGGTCATCACTGTTGTTAAACCAAAAGTCGCCAGCTGCTAGTCCAATAGGCTGTGTTGACTGAATAAACGGTTCACCTGTTGATTTCCATTCTACGCCAGTGTAAATTTTTAACTGGTTGTTTGCGCTATCCCACCATAACTGCCCTGTGAGCGGATTGCTTGGTGCAGCAGTGTTAGAAAAGTTTTCAAGCAATTTAATAAAGTTTTCATTAAAAACTTCACCGTAGCCTCTGTATCCTCTGCCTACAAGTGTTAAGTTTGTGCTTGTAGTGTCAATCTTTCCGTCAATTAAGTCTACTAATACTGCACCATTTGTTTTATTTAATTGATAGCTCATGTTGATGTTCCTGCGTATATAATGTAATTCAATGCCAAATACGGGTTCATAACGTTAAGTGGCGAACCTAAGGCGCCGCCTGTTTCTATGCCGCCTGTAGTTGTCTTTCCTTGATAACCCGAGGCACCTGCTTCTATAGATATAGGAATACCGTCTGGATCGGTTAATAACTGCCCCGGGTTATCTGGATCCTGTGCTTTCTGAGTGATAGCATAGAATTGAGATTCGTCACCTTCTAAAGTATGATCATGATCTGGTAAATTCTGTGTGTTAATTGAATAGGATTGATTTCCCTGTGATTGTCCTAATGTATCTGGGCCACCACCTTCAAACGCAATACCTGTAAAGCTAAATGTAGCAATTCCGCCTACGGTTAAAGAGTTAATTGTAATTACTAGATCATGAGTAGGTGTAGCACCTCCAAATATAACTCCAGAAATTGTAACTTTTTCTGTAACTGTATAACCAGTACCTGGATTAGTAACTTGTACATTATAATTTCCAGCATTAAGTTGCACACTGAATACAGCGCCAGAACCAGTACCTGTTGTAGATGTTTGTTGAACGTTAGTAAAGCTTGCAACTGATCCAGTAACACGGTTTGCTGCTTGTCCGCCCATATTGTCGACACCCAAAGGAAATCTACCTCTTAAATCAGGTAATCCAAATTTTAGATCGCCGCCGTCGCTAACTAAACTTGCTGGTTTAAAGTTATGTCCTAGTACTTGCCATAGATCGTTGTAGTCAGTTTTAAATACTTCTTGCCCTGTACATAGTAACCAACCCGCGGGTGCTGTAACACCTGCATATGGCATAATACTACCAATTGGTGTAATAGGCACAGATGCCAATAAATCAACTTTGTTTACTTTATATAGTCCTGAATCTGCACCTGTAGTTTTGTTAATTAACAGTTCGTCTGTATTACTAATTAAATCAGCTCTAAGTTTTGTTTTACTAGCAACAATATCGTTTGATATCGAAACTTCAAATACCTTTTCAGATCCTGACTGTCCGTCAAACTCAAAACTATTACTTGTAAAATCGCCTTGCATTCTAAATGTAGTTGCATTTGTTAGTTTGTCAGCAGTAGTCGATCTACCAGTAACATTACCAGTAACATTACCAGTCACATTTCCTAAAAATGATTCTGCATACATTCTTTTAAAAGGAGCAGATGACGATCCTATATCGTAAGAATTAATGTCTAATGCAGGCAATATATGAGCATTTACTACAGTGCTTCCGGCAATATTTAAACCGCCGCCTATATGTAAATCTTGAGCAATCCCTGCGCCACCTTTTACTACAAGTGAGCCTGAACTAAAGTTAATAGCATTTTCAGTATTACTGGCTTCTATTTTACCCGTATTAGTAGGATCCGAAGTATCGACTGTTGCTTTAATATTACCTATAACATCAAGTGCTTGACTTGGTGCAAGGTTATTAATACCTACTCTTTCTTCACTATTAATTCTTAAAACAGTATTAAAAGATTGATCTACATCTTTAAGTATCATATCTATCGAAGACACTTGGTTATTATTTTTTAATTCAACTGACGTACCATTTACGCCTACTTGGAATTGACCATCTGTTCCAAGTTTAAATCCGGAGTTATTATTGATTGTGAGCTGTTCGTTTAAAATTGCACGAGCGTCAGTTCTTATAAATTTTTCAGCAGCAACTTCAACTGCGCCGCCGCTTTCAACAACTATAAGTCCTTTAGCACTTTCAGCTATCCCAATAAATTTTATAGGATTGTCTATACTACCTTCATTACGTAAATTAAAACCCTTCTTAAGAGTACCAAACCCACTAATAGCAGTTTTAGGTGTAAAATCTTCTGCGCTTACAATAGCATATGGTATATCCTGTATATACATAATGAATATACTTTTGCTTAGATTATCAATATCTAAAACAGTTTGTGCTCTGCCGCCTGTAAGTAATCCTGTTCCTGCTTCAGGTCCAATTAACAACCAAGTATTTCCTGAGAAGATATACAGTTGTTGATTAACTGTATCAACCCATAAGTCACCCGGTGACGACTGGTTAGACAATGGCTGTGAAGCTGCTTTTACAAATCCACTTGCTGTACGCCATTGGGCACTATCATATATTTTTAATTGATCAATGCCGGTTGAGGTGTCGTACCATAATTGCCCTTCGATAGGGTTACTAGGTTCAGATGCACCTGCAAAATTTTCTAATAAATGTAGGAAATTATCAGCAATTGCTTGTCCATAACCAATTGCACCCTTACCTGGAAATTTTAAACTAGTATCAATTAAGTTAATTTCTCCGTCGCTAATTTCGATAGATCCTTTATTTACAAAGTCTGTAAATTTAACTGTATAAGGCATTATGCATTACCTCCTGACAAACTCTGTATTCTCACTGTATAGTCAATTTGTATTAGTCTGTTTAATGATTTCTGTACAGGATGAAAGATAACATGTGTAATTAGTTTGCCTGATTCGTTTGGATCACTTGATTTACTACGCAACCCTAATTCATCAAATATATAATCACTAGACAAATCAGTAGCATTATCAAATGCTTCCTGTGCAGGAGGCTCTGAATAATCTAATAAACAACTTACAAGTATGTCTGTATAATTTGTTCCTGTAACGTGTCTAATTTCTAAATAATTACTTTCTGGATTATTGTTAAGCAATCCATCGTCAACTACAACTTTTGAATATGTTTGATTGTAAAGACTTGCATTTGCACCTGTACTGTTTGGTGTTAGGTATGTAATAATACCTGTTGGATCAACACTTGTGCCGCCGTTGCCGAAGCTCATTTCGTATATAAATCCTTTACCTAAGTTTGCCATACTTTCTGCAAGAGCAACACTCATATTTTCATAGTGTATTGCATTACGTTTTTGTACAAAAACTTCGCCATTGCTAGGATCGTATATCTTAATATGGCCCTGTACTGCTATTCCGTTTAAATCTGTTATACTGTTCATGTTGTCTTCCTATACAATGTATTTATTAGTTTCCGGATCTCAAAAAGAACCCGATACTTGTTTCTGTTTCAGTTATTGATTCGCCTATTACATTCCACATTGAGCCTTTTTTTCTAGTTACTACAATGTTTCTAGTGGCAAACTCTAGCAATGACGAATTAGTAATATCAATTATTGCTTGTACTGGCGTGTCGTTTTCGATTACATATGACAATGTAAAATCTGCTGCTACATCTTCATCACCTTCAGGCGAGTCTTGTGCTATAGCAGAATTATATAATTTAGACGTTTTACCAGTTAGTCTAATACCATTAATAAAGATTTCAAACTCATCAATCGAATTAGGTATAAATCCTAATTCAAATGTACTTGCAATTGAAGATACATCTGCACTATCAACTGTTTGTGTTTGTGTTACATCTTCATATGTAATATTTTTTGTTCTACTTTGATCATAAACTGGTGTACTTAGTGGATGTACATCACGTACTCCTGTGCCAAGCGTTCCTCGACGTATAAGTCTAAGTCTATTTTCATCCTTAACTAGATATTCAATACGCTCCTTACCTATCCACAGCACACCAGGTAAATTTAGTTCTCTGTCTGGATTAGGTAAGTTAGTTGCATCTTTAACTTCAATTTGTAAATCATACTGTGTGAGTTCTTTTGAAAGTTTAGTTGTCGGGCTATCAATACGCTTATAAGTTGTATTATTTGTTATGTCTTTAAAAATTCTATAACTGTATACTGCACTATCTTCTCCTTTAGTAGTAACTTGCATATCTAATGTATCTTGTACTTGTCCTGGAACTAGTTCTTCTACACTTTTTGCACTTTCAGGAGTAACAAAATTATCACCATCGATTATAATATCTTCAGGTCTTTGTCCACTTGCATTTAAATAATTTAAATCACCACCACTAATATCAGTATCATAAGTTGCACCGTAAGGTAAAATACTACCATCGCTTGAAGTTTTTCTCACAACAACCCTTACATATGATTCTCCTTCTCTAATTGCAGTCATTATTCCAAGGTCATTTAAATTAATTACCTGTGTTTCACCGTCGCCAACTAATGTTTGACAAGTTGCATTTAGGTTAGATTGTTGATCAGTGCCAAAGTTTGCGTCATCATGTCTAATGTTACTAAAGATATTATCGTTAGAATCTATACCAATTCTATAAATGTTATATGACACATCTAATTCTAGTGCTCTAGGTAATATTATACTTGTACTAGAACCATCAAGTTCTACAATTAAATCTTCTAATTCTTCATCAGCGTCATACTCAAAATCAGTCCATTCGCCGTTGCCCCAGCCTCGTTCTGTTCCAAAATCTAATGTATCAATTTGTACACCAGCGTAATCAATACCGTCCATTAATTGTGCTGCATCTTTACTAATCATATTATCATTTGGATTATATGAAAATTTAATTCTATCGATAGCATTTAATATTTCTAAACTTTTGTTATAAACAACAGTAACGGTATCGCCTATAGCAGGTGGTGTATTTAATATAACTTGTCCTTTATATCTTGTATAACCCTTAGACATATCTTGAAGATTAGTTACTGAATATAATCCTGATAAAACTTCATTACCTGCTACATGTACTTCGTATGTACCTTTTAGTAGTTGCATCGGCCATTCTAAATCAAATGTTGTTTGTGTTCCAGTTCCAGTAAACGACTGTGTGTACTCTAATGTATTTACGGATTGAGTTAGTACTGGCCAATTTCTATCAAATTTAATTGTAGATCTAATTGTTCTAGTTTTACTTCTACCTAAGACAGGATAAGCTGTTGCTTGAACTCCTTCTGAATTAGGTGGAGGTGCTATTTGGATAGTTGGCATTGAAGTGTAACCTTCACCTGGATATACAATTTTTAATCCAGTAATATTTCCATACCCGATAAATGCTTCTATTACTGCACCATCGCCGCCGCCACCGATAACTTCGACTGCTGGCTTTGTTGTGTATTCAGTGCCTTCATTTGTAATTTTAATATCAGTAATTTCAAAACCAACATTATCTAACCAATTACGTCTTGGATATTCTGTAATGTTATCATCAGTTGTTACTATTTCTCCGTTTGTGACTTTAACACTGTTAGGAACTATTTTTTCTTTTACATCATCGTAATAAGTTGGTAAATCAAAATCAGTTACAGAAGTATTTGTTTCTTCTATTTTTGTATGATTACTAATAAATTCTCTTAATACAGTTTTAAAAGGTTTTACTTCTTCTATATAAGACTTATAATTATCTAAATTATCAACATTAAATGTTATGTCTTGTTCTAATGTACTTGCATGATGTTTTACTTTAACAAAACTTGTTTTAAAGAACCAGTCCACCGAACGTTGTTCGTTCAAGATATATCTCAATGACGAAATAAACAACTGGTTATATTCATTTTGTAAGTTTCCAACAAATATATCGTCTCTAATTGTTTCTAATATTATTCTTAATTCAATTCTAGGATCTTTATCAAAGCTAAAATTATCAAAACTTCTATTATCAAATCCTGTACTAGAATCTACGCCATAAAGCGATGATAAAAGTTTAATTGTACCATTTTGTCTGCCAATAGTATCATAAACTTGTGTAAAATCTTCATTATCTGTTATAGATTTTCTTTTAAGCAATAACCAACCGCCTGTGCCTACATTTTCAACTTTTATAATTTGACCTAATCTTGCATCAGTTCCTTCTATTTGATATGTGCCTTTTACGTAATGGTCAACTTTTGATAATGCATTATATCCGTCTGCATACCAATCAATATACTGCCAATATTTTGGAACGGAATAACTTTGTACTTTTGTTTTTTGCCATGTTTCTTCCGTAGAATTATATCTATAAATAGCCCACGAATTATCTGATAATGTATTATCAGTTGTAACAAGAGCACTATACGCTCTTACTGTAATAGTAGTATTATCGTCATAATTTGATCCATTATCAGTAATATTTACACGGATTACTTGTCCTAAATTATTAATTTCTATTTCAAAATTAGCATCTTGCCCTATGCCATTTATTGTATAAGTAGGAGACACTTTATATCCTCTACCAGGATCTAATATCTGCACGTTAGTTATTTTACCGTTAGTTATAACTGGCTTTAAAATTGGTGTTTTTATTTTTGAGTTAATAGAAGTAAGCTCAGTTTCATTATTAAATATAACATCAAATAATCTAGAATTAATAGTAGGTAATTCGTCAACTGAATTTAAACGTTGCATATCAACATTATCCACTATATTATTATTTTCTAAAACTATATTAACTCTATCAACAAGATTTTTTAAAGCCTCTGTTCTATTTTTGAATATGCTTTGACGTGGATTATTTTGTATACCGTATCTGTTTTTTTCTAATAGTACAGGATCAGGTATAGCCCTGTCTAACTTATCAAATCCAATTAGACTATCAAACCATTTTGTTTCGATGATCGGGTGTGGTGTACTATTTTTTAAACCATCTGAAAGAATTTGATAAACGTCATGTTCGTTTTGATCACGATTGTCTTGTGTATGATATCTAATATTTAAAACTATATCATCATTTGTAATTAAACTATCGCAATTATTCAAAGATATACCATTAGAACTTAAGAAACTTATAAATCTATATCCCTGCTCTCTCGGTATTGCAATTAATCTTGCAATATCTAAAGCAGAAATTGTTCTGTTAGTATCTGTTTTAGGAACACTATTTTTATTGCGCACCCAATAGTAATAAATTTCACCAAAAGTTTGACTGTCGTTGTCATATACAAAACGTTTACTAAATTGTGTATCACCATATAATGTTGTTCCAGAAATACCAAGTGCAGAACCTTCTGGTAAATTTGATAATTCATCCCATGAGCTAGGCAAATAGACCGATTCTACCCATTCATAAACATCTACTGATGCATCAGGCTGTAGCTCATTCCAGTTATCTTTTTGGTATTGTATGGACTTTTGGTATGGATATGTAAATTTACATTTAGATATATCCCACCAAATTTTTCCAACATGGTCATCTGACCAAAATACTGTATCAGCAGAATCACCAACATTATAGGATGCAGGATCATAAGGTGTTTTATAAGTGATATTCTTTTCTGCAGGTCCTGCAATCTTTCCTTGTATTGGATCGATAAAATCTAAGTAAGAAACAATTTCATCACGTGTTTTATTATACAAAAACGCACTCTTAATTTTTTTAATATCTACAGGATCTGATATTTGTCTAGTTACTTCCCAAGTTTTTGTATCGTAAGTTTTTCTATAATCAAAAAATTCGCCTTGATACTGATTATTATCTTGAGCCGATGCGCCAATATACAGATGATTTCCAGTAATTTTTACATTTTGCTCGGCATTATCATCAATTACTCCGTAAGTAATTTTTTCTGCAAAAATTAAGTTATTGTTAACTTCTTCATAATAATATACTACTCCTTGGTCGTAAACTTCAGGAGTAAATATTCCGTTTACTATAAAATCTGTACTATCGTCAATAAACACTCTAGCATCTAAACTACCAATAGCTAAATTTTCTTCGCCAAAGGATAGAGTATATCCAAACTTTTTAGTTGTAAACACAGACGGTGGTGTAATAATTTGTGGATTGCTTACATCAAACTGTCCGTTAACAAAATTATATATGTGTACTGAACCAATTCCATCTAAAGTTTTC